AAGGCGATCCTCACCGACAACGGCCGCGAGTTCTGCGGCAGCGAGAACCACCCCTACGAGCTCTACCTCGACCTCAACGGCATCGAGCACCGGCGCACCAAGGTCCGCAGCCCCAAGACCAACGGCTTCGTGGAACGCTTCAACCGCACCGTGCTCGACGAGTTCTTCCGGGTGAAGATGCGCGAGACCTTCTACGAGACCGTGGAGGCGCTGCAGGCGGACCTCGATGCCTGGCTCGTCCACTACAACACCGAGCGCCCGCATCTGGGCTACCGGAACCAGGGCAGACGCCCCATCGAGACCGTCATGTCATTCGTCAGTCAAGAAGGTTAAGTGAACAGACTGATGATGGGCGGCATCAATGGGAACTATCTCACCAACATCACACTGAACGCGGCTGCAGAGACACAAGAGGTTTTGGCTGCGGTCGCTTACGCGACCGAAATGGACCTGCTGTTCGATTGGTGTTGGACCAACCGCATCCCGCTCAAGTTCTACGGACGGTTGGACGAAGGGGTCGCGGTCAAACCCTCCATCCTGTCCACATTTCTCGCACGCAAATCGGCACGTTTCCAATGCCGCCTCGTTCAGCATCACCACGCGAAGGTGATCTGGTGGCGAGAATACGGCCTCTATATCGGCTCCGCGAACCTGACCGCAAACGCATGGTACAAGAATGTCGAAGCCGGCTGCTTCTTTCCTGAATCCGAGATCACAGACGAGATGGCTGAGGACGTACTCGAACTCTTCGACGTGCTCGATCGGCACTCGACGCCCCTGACTGAAGAGCTGCTCGAGGCCATGCAGAAGCGGGCAAAGATCATTTCCAGTGCCGAGCCACCGTCCGAAGAATTCTGGAACAGCCCCAGCTTCAACAAGTGGTCAGGGCTCGTCCAGACCGGGAAGAAAAAGGCCACGGACCGCCGCCGCTCGGCATTCCTCGAGGAGTGGCATTCGACCCTTCAACTACTCCGTGACATAGGAAGTATCGTTAGCAAGCCTGAGAACCGACCCTCTTGGGTTAACTCAAATGCGCCTGCAGGTGCTCAGGCCGATCAGTTCCTTCATGCACACTACTACCAGCGCACCTTTGATGGTCGCAGAGCCCTGTATGCCGAGTATTTCGAGCGAAACAGGCAGGACCCCGATGCGGCTCTCGCAGACGCGATCAACTGGTGGCGCAATCTACCTAGTGCCCCCTCAGAAGAGGACGTCATGCTGAATTCCACCGCGCCCATGCTGCAGCAGGCCCTCACTGCCGACGCCATCGATGACATGGACTATGAAGCGTTCCGCAAGGTTTGCATGGGCGTACATGCCATCAAGGACTATGCGCGCCGCGTCGCAAACAAGGCTGTCGGCCTTCGTGAGGACGGGACAAAGTACACGATCCCCGAAAAGGTAGATGCACTTTCGAGGCGGATATGGGACGCCGAATCCGCGGGTGGCAACGACGTGAAGCAGCTCTTGAAATTCCTCCTTTACGGCGGTCCCGAAGCGCAGTTGCCGGAGCGTCTATGGGCCGCCGTTCATGACCCGAAATGGAAGATCGAAGGCCTTGGGGTCAGCGCATTGGGCGAACTCGTCGGTTGGGCATTGCCGGACCGGTTCCCACCGCGAAACGGCAGAACGTCTAAATCTCTTAAGTCGCTAGGCTATGACGTCACAGTCCACGTTGGTTGATCATCCGAACCTCGCCCCCACCCACCCCGCCACGATCAACCCCGGCACCGCCGCCTGCACCCGTTTCGCGCCACTGACGAGGTCGAGCCGCCGTGGCAGCCGCACCTGCGGCACGAGGAGGAACACTGGCACCGTCTGCTCGCCGGTCAGGATACCATCCGTCTTCCGCCTCCGGCCGCGCTTGGCGACCGCGACACCGCGCCGGCTCACCCGCGCGCTGTCGGCGACGAGCAGGCTCGGGCCCCCGCGGCGATGGACGAAGCGCAGGCGCATGCCCCTCCGCCGCTCCCACTCGCCGGGGGTGAGCCGGGCGCCGCCGCGCCCCTTGCCCGCGGCAGGCAGAGGGATCGCGAGCCAGAAGCCCTCGCGCGAGCGGATGAGCGCGCCGCCTGCATGCGCGCCCACGATCTCGGGCGCCTTCGACCAGACGAGAGCCGCCGCATCCATGCTGGCCTCGCGCTCGGGGAAACGCCTGGCGCGGATGGTGTTGGCGAGCCTCCGGCCCAGCCCGGCGCGGGTGATCTGCCCGCGCCAGTCCTGCTTGATCTGCCGCGCGGCGCGATCCATGGCCGCCGTCACCGCGCGCTCACCCGCGAGGTATTCGGCGTGAAGCGCCGCCTGGATGTCCTCCTCGCGGCGGAAGGTGAGCCTCATTCCAACACCACCTCGGCGCGCCAGACGAGCCGTTCGGCGTCGCGCAGCGGCTCGCCCTGCACGACCCAGATGTCCGTGCCGATGGCGAAGCTGTCACCCGGAGCGAGATCCGGTACTTCGACCGCCCGCACATCGAGAAGCGCCCGGCTCGAGACGATGCGCGCGCCGCCGAACTCGGAGATCTCGTCGGGCCGGTGCAGGATCACCCGCACCTGCGCCGTCGAGCCGCCCGGCCGGCTCCAGACCGCTGCCTGCGCAAGGTTGCGGTCGAGAAACAGCCGCTCGGCCATCTGCGCGAAGGCGCCCATCACGCGGTTCCGTTGAGGCGCACGGTGCCGATGGTCTCAGAGGCGCCGCCGCCCACGGCACGGGTGGCGGCACCGATGAGCGTGTTGCCGGTTGCCGCCGTCGTGCACTGCTTCGCGGTGTCGTCCCAGTAGACCTTGGCACCTTGGGTCCACGCCTGGCTCGGCGCCTTGGGCAGATCATAGACGCCGGTCAGCGCGATCTCGCCCGCCTCGCCGGTGGCGATGTCGGTGACCGCCACGCCGAAGAGCGCGCCCACCAGCACGCCCTCGCCCGAGGTGATGTCGGCCGCCGCGGTGATGGTCAGCGTGGTGCCCGCCGAGATATAGTTTTTCATGGGGTGGTCCTTTCCTCTCGATGCACGCGATCAGGCGCCGGGATTCTTGTAGAGGCCGCGCCAGTCGATGGCCTTGGCGGCGAAGTCGTGGCGGGCCTTGATCTCGATCCCGTCCACCTCGAAGCCGGCACGCGTTTCGATGAAGACGCCTTCGTGGCCCTCGAGGTGGGCGTATTCCACCGTGTCCACGCGGGCGGGATCGGCGGCGAGGAACCACGGGTCATTGCCGGAGGCAGGGATGAGGCGCGGCTCCTCGACGATCTCGAGCCGGCCGGCGTAGGGGTTCACGTCGGCAGAACTCGCGGGCGTCGTCGCCGTCATCTGCTTGCGCGCCTCGAGCGCCCGCGTGCCCGGCGGCACGAGGATCCAGCGCGGCAGCACGGAGATGAGCCGCCCCTCGAGTCCGGTCTGCTTGCCGAAGGCCCGCCAGGCCTCGGCAAGCGCGGTCTCGGTGATCGCGGAGCCGGAGGCCAGATTGCCGTGGCTCGCGTGGAACAGCGCCTTGCCATCGGCCATCGCCGGGTTCTGGTTCAGGATGGCGTAGACGATGTCGCTCTCGAGATCGGCGGCGGCGGCGCCGAAGGCAGCCGGGATGCGCGTGAAGGCGTCGAGATCGTCGTTGATGAGCGCCTGGCGGGTGATGGCGAGAATGCGCCCATAGCTTGCCAGCGCATAGACTTCCTTGCCCTCGCCGATGGTGCCGTACTGGAACTCGCCGCCCTCGAGCACCTTCTGCAGATCCGGCGCGCCCGAAAGCTGCACGCGGCTCACCGGCTTGAAGTCGGTGATCGCCGTGCGACGCGCCCAGGCGGTGAAGGTGCGCGGCGTGCGCTCGTAGGCCGCGCGCAGGGTCTTGCCGGCGACATTGGCAAGGATCGCGGGGAAGTCGGAGGTGGAGTGCATCCCCGCTCGGCTCATCAGCGCGGCACCGGCGAGTTCCATGCGCGAGAGGCCCGCCGTGGACACCCCGCCACGCTCCAGCACGTGGCGAGCAATCTCCATCAGGCTGAGGCCGCGGAAGTCACGGGCGCCGGGGGCCAGCTCGCGGCTCGGATCGAAGCGGTGCATGAGCGCCGACGCGATCGCCTCGGCCTGCGCCCGGTCGGCGCGGTCGTCTCGCGCGCGGGCGGGCGTGGGCTCGACCACCCGCTCGCCGAGCGGATCGGAGCTTGCCAGCGCCTCGAGGATCGCGGCGCGCGCGACGTCAAGCGTGGCGCCCTCGGCGATCAGCCGTTCGGCGACATCCTCCTCGATGCCGTGACGGCGGCAGAGCGCGAGGATCTCGCGCGCGCGGGCGCGCTCCTCGGCGCGAATGCGGTCCTCGTCCGCCGCCGGCGGGCTGACCTGTTCGGCTTCGGCCCTTGCCTCGCTAGTGGCGGCGCGGGTCCGGTTTTCGCCCTCGGCGGGCGTCGTGGGGGTGGCTTCGGGCATGTCGTCGTCCTCGGTTCTGGTGCTGGTGGGTCTGGTGATGCGGCAGAGCGCCGCGTCATCGCTTGCGCGCGTGCGCGCGCCGGGATCCGCGCCGATGGCCACGGCGGAGATCTCGAGGGGCTCCCAGTCGACGGCGCGGTACAGGTCGGGCCCGTCGCGCCGGGCCGTGACTTCGAAGCGATGTACGCGGTAGCCCACGGAGACGTTGCGAATGACCCCGTCGCGCACGTCGCGCCAGAAGGGCTCGACCTCCTCGCGCCGGGAAAAGCGGATCGTCGCGATGCCGCGCCCGTCCTCGATGCGCGCCGAACCCTCGACCACAACGCCGAGCACATCGCCAAGTCCCCGGCCATGGCCGGCGAGGAAGGGCGCGCCGGAATTGAGCCGCTCGAGCCGTACCGCGCCCGGCGCGAGCGAAAGCTCCTCCTCCACGGGATCGCCGAAGAGCCGCGGCCGCGCGACGCGCGCGCCGGTGGTCCAGATCACGTCCACGGTGCGTTCGGCCTCGTTGAGCGAGGCCGGCACCATCTCGGCCGCCCGCGTGAGCGCGGGCAGCGTTACCCTGTCCTCGGGCATGGGCTTCTCCTGTCAGTCTGTGTCGGCGGGCGCGGGGGCGTCGGCCTGATGCAGCCCCGCCTTGGTGACGCGGCGCGGGTCGCTGTCGAAGACGAGGCCCAGCGCGTCCATCTGCTCGGCCATGCGGCGCCACTCGGCCATGACCTCTTCCGGGTCGTAGCCGCGCCGCGCCACCTGCTGGGCGATGGTCGAGAACCCGGCCCGCACCTCGAGAAGATCGGCCTGCGCATCCTGAAGCGGGTTGACGCTCTCGAATGCGGGCGGCGCCCATTCGGCGGGAACGCGGGCATCAACCGGGATCAGGCCCCGCAGGCGCGCGCCCTCGACGAACCAGTCCCAGACCGGCTCGCAGAACATCGGGATCACCGTGTTCCATTGCAGCTGCTCGACCATGCGGCGGAACTCGTTGAGCCCCACCCGCGAGGAGGAAAAGTTGGTCTGGCTGAGATCGCCGGTCATGAGCGCGTAGGGAACCCGGAAGCCCGCGGCGATCAGATGCATCTGCACCTGCAACCATTCGCGGATGCCTGTTCCGCTGCCCGGCTGGTTGAAGCGGATGTCCTTCGCCCCGCGCGCATAGGCAATGAGCCCCGGCTCGAAAGCCTCGATCACCCGGTTGTCGGCATCGACCACCGAGGGCGCCACGCCCTGCTCTGCTTCCTCCGCGCCGAAGACGACACCGACGAGGCAGGCTTCAGTCTTCTTGCGCACGAGTTCCGCCGCCTGCCAGTCGCCGAGATCGCGCAGGGCGCGCATCGCGGGTGCCCCCCAGGGCACGCCCCGGCTCTGCACCCTCTGACGTTCATAGAGGTGGGCCACGCGGTCGGCCGGCACCCGCTGCGATCGCGGAAGCTTCGCGCTGCCCAGCGCCGCATCGCCGGGATGCTCGTCGAAGAGCCAGTAGGCCACCCGCCGGCCCGAGGCGTCATACTCGATTCCCTGGCGCACCGACGCCTCGCGGCTCGCGGGCCGCGCGGCCTCGTCAAGATGGTCGGCCTCGCGCAACTCGATCACGAAGGGGATGCGCCCGGCTTCCCTGCGCTCCCGGCGCAGGCGGCGCAGCGCGAAGACTTCACCGCCCTCGATCATCTCGCGGACCGCGAGCGTGGCCAGCCCGTGGAAATCCGTGTGGCCATGCGCGTCGCAGCGGGCAGACCACTCACGCCAGAGCGCGTTCACCCGCTCGTCGAGCGCCTTGTCGCCCGAGGCGGCGCGCGGGCGAATGCCGGTGCCCACGATGTTGCCCACCAGCACCTGCACGGCCTGAGCGGCGAGGGGGTTGTTGCGCACGAGATCGCGCATTCGGTCGCGCAGCACCCTGCCCGCCGCGGCGATCTCGGCGTCGGCCGAACTGCTGGTGGCGATCCATCCCTCGGTCAGCCGCCCCCGCGCCGCGCCCTCATAGGCGCGCTGCATGTTCGCCATGGCCACGCGCGCGGCCATGCGGCGCGCGGCGGCTTGGGGCGCGAAGACGGCCACGGCCCGGTCGATGAACCCCGGGCGCAGATCGACTGGCTTCAACTTCATCCGCCCCGCCTGAAGCTCGCATATCCCGCCTTTGGCAGGCCTCCCGGCCGGCCACGGGACATCTCCGCCTCGATCACCCGGATCCGGCGCAACAGGTCCGCCTCCGAGCCGTATTCGACGCTCTTGCCGTCATAGCTCACCCGAAGGACACCCGCGGCGTAGGCGGCCCTGAGCGCCTCGAGCTCCGTTTCCGTCCACGTCATCGAAACCATTCCCTTCGGCCATCACCGAACCACCCCGTGGGCCTGCGCCCGGACGGTCTTCCCCGGCGGGACGGATCGCCCGCCAGCTGCGCCTCCCGTGCCCCCGCCTCGACGAGTTGCGCCTCGAGATCGACCCAGCGCGCCTCGTCCCAGCGATCGATGCCGATCAGCCAGGCGGCGGCGCGGGCATAGACGCGGGCATCGAGCGCCTCGTTGCGCTCACGGATCTGCTGCCACTCGAGCTTCGCGAAGCCGGTGCGGGTGCGCACCGTGACCAGCTGCTCGGCGGTGAGCTGGCGCAGCCATTCGGCCGTGACGCCCCGCGGCAGATGCACGAAGCCCGGCGGCCAGCCCTTGCCCTGCGCCAGTTCTTCGTCGGTCGGCACGGGCTGGCGCAGGAAGCGATAGAGCTCGCCCTTGAACACCGCGCCCGCCACCTTCCAGAAGCGCACGCCCCGGCGCAGCCGCCGCCCGTTCTCGGTCACATCGGCATGGCTCGGCCCGTCGACCGGTGCGGCCCGGTCGAAACCGGGCACCCCCTTGACCGCCATCGCCGGGCCCGGGCTGACCGAGCGCACCCACGCATATACCGCGCCGGTGGTAAGCCCGTCGCCCGCGTCGATCGCGAGCCGGGCAAGTCGCATCCGGGCGCCGCTCTCATGTGGCCAGGTGGCATCGAGAAAGCGCGTGAGCTCCTGCCAGACCTCGGCGCCGCCCGTGTCGCCCTCGATCACCACGTGATCGACAAGCCAGCTCTCCAGCCGCCGCCCCCAGCCCCAGACATCGACCTCGATCCGGTCGCGCTGCACGTCGGCCCCGGCGGTGAGCACCAGCGCGCCCTCGGGCGCGGTGCCGAGCGGCCAGTCCTCGCGCCGCTCGTAGAGGCGCTGCCAGTCGGGCGCCTCGCCCCGCTCGGCCCAGGTCTCGCCGAGCACGGTGTTCTTCGCGGTCTTGAGCGCAGCATCGTTGCCCTGCGCCTCTTCCCAGATGCGCGCGATGTCGGCCCAGGAGCGCCAGCCGAGCGGCGAGTAGAGCCCCGAGATGTGGAAGCCGACGATCCCCAGCGCCCGCGCCCGTTCGACCGCATCCGGCGCTGCCGTCGGCAGCCATCTGGCGCCGTTCTCCTCGGCCATCATCTGCGGCTTGTGCCGCTCCTCGATGGCGGCCTCGCAATGCTCGCAGATATAGACGGCCGTCTCCGGCCGCCCCTTCTCCCACCGGAGCCGTTCGAAGCGGAGCCACTGCAACCCGCCGCAATGGGGGCATGGCACGTGATAGCGGTTCTGGTCGGTCAGCTCCCATTCGCGCTCGATCCGGCTCGCACCCTTGATGGTGGGCGTCGAGACGAGGAAGAGCTTCGCCCGGTGACCGAAGCTTGCCGTGCGCGCCTCGGCAAGCGCGATCGGGTCGCCCTCGCCGTCGACATCGCCGGGATAGGCGTCGACCTCGTCGAGGAAGACCCAGCGCGCGGGCATCGAGCGCAGGCCCACCGCCGAGTTGGCCCCGGTCAGGATCATCTGCCCGCCCGGGAAACGCTTGGCGAGCACCGTGTTGCCCGCATCGCGTGACCGGCTCGGGGCCACGCGCTCGCGCAGCACGGGGCTTTCCTCGATCAGCGGGTCGATCCGCTGCTGCGACAGCCGCTTGGCAAGGTCCACCGTGGGCTGCACCGCGAGGATCGGCCCCGGCGCCATGTGGATGCAGTAGCCGAGCCAGTTGTTTCCCGCTTCCGTCGCCCCGACCTGGGCGGATTTCATGAACACGACCCGCTTGGCGGGATGGTGGGGCCCGAGCGCATCCATGATCGCGCGCATGTAGGGCGTGCGTGCGGTGCGGTAGGGGCCGGCCTCGGAGGCCGCGCGCGAGGACAGGACGCGATGCGCATCGGCCCAGTCCGAGACCGAGAGCGCCGGATCCGGTGCGAGACCCGCCGACCAGGCGCGGGCCAGCGCCGCCGCCCCGGCGAAGGGTTCAGCGCAGCTCAAGGGCGATCTCCGCCAATTCCTCCAGATGCTCGCGAATGAACCGGTCGAGCACCGTCTCGACGAGCCGCGGCTCGACGCCCAGTTCGGCGGCCATGCGGGCCGCCACCCGCGCGGGCCAGCCAATCCAGGCGTCGCGCTCGCGCCGGGCGAGATCGAAGATCATCTCTTCGGCCCGGCGGCGGTCCACGAGCTCGCCCTCGAGCTTCTGCAGCTTCAGACGGCCGGTCCTGACCTTGATCACCTCGTTGGCCGCGCGGGCGCGCATGAACACCGCGCCGCTGTTCCCGCGGCTCTCGCCCAGCGCCTCGTCGACGGCCTCGACGGCATCGCGCGGGACCGCCCGGCCCCGTGTCTTCGCCGGATCGGTCCGCTCGTCCCATTGCCGGTCGGCCTTGTCGGGGTCGATGGTCCCGTCGGGCTCGAGGGTGATCCGTCCGGCGGCGATCGCCTTGCGCACGGCCATCTCGCTGACCCCGCGGTGCCGCGCGTATTGCCGTCTCGAAAGTCCCATCCGGCCTCCGCCCCGACCGGCGGGATCGCCTCCGTCTCAACCGCCCCGGGCCGCGTTTCCGCGCGTCGGCGCATTGGCGCATGGGGGCGCGGACCCACGCTGGCCCATAAGGCGATTATTGTTTGAAATCATGTGCTTATTCGGTTGATGGGTCCGCGAACCGGAGCGAAGCTGTCATCACACGGACGATGCAACTCAAGCCAGGGAGCCCAGCCCATGACCCACAGCCCGCTCACCCGCGAAGAGAAAGGCCGCCGCACGCAGGAGGCCGCGCTCGCCGCCTTCGTGTCGCGCAAGGCGGAGATCGACGAGATGCTCGCCCGCCTGCAGGCGCTGAGCGAGGACCATTTCTGGCGCTCGCCCGACGAGGTGAAATGGGCTGACGTCGGCACGCTTGGCCATATCGCCGAGCGCCTCGCCGAGATCACCGCATTCGTCTTTGGCGAGGATGCCTGACCCCGCCGCCCACCACTCTTCAGAGAGGAGACCCGCAATGTCCGGCCCTTCCGACACCCAGCTCATCATCCTTTCCGCCGCCGCCCAGCGCGAGGACCGCAATGTCCTGCCGCTGCCCGGCTCCTTGCGTGGCGGCGCCGCGCACAAGGTCATCGGCGCCCTGCTCCGGCGGGGGCTTGTCGAGGAAACCCCGACCGACCGGTTCGCCAAGGCCGATCCTGCGCTCAACCGCATCTGGCGCAATGACGAGGACGGCCGCGCCATCCTTCTGCGCATCACCGGCGCGGGGCTCGCCGCCATCGGCATCGAGCAGGGCGCGAGCGAAGACGGGCCCGAGGCGGCCGAGGCCGCCCCCGCGCCCAAGACCCTCAAGCCGCGCAGCGGCACCAAACAGGCCCAGCTGATCGAGATGCTCCGCGCCGAAGGCGGGGCGACCATCGACGAGATCGCGGCCGCTACAGGATGGAAGCCGCATACGGTCCGCGGCGCCATGTCGGGCGTGCTGAAGAAGAAGCTGGGCCTGACGATCACCTCCGAGAAGGTCGAGGGGCGCGGACGGGTCTACAGCATCGCCAGAGATTGACACCCGATCCGCCAGAATCTGGAGCCGCCGCCCCCAACGGGCGGCGGTGCTTATTAGTCGCCACGCATCCGGATCGCCTCGAACAGACGTCGCAGCGCATAGCCCCGCACCAGCGATACACCGACGAAGGCGAGACCGATGGTCAGATGCTCCGCCAGCCCCGTCTCGATCCCGAACCACGGGAACACCACGATCTGCGTGGCGACGGCCAGAACGTAGCCGACGACGACGTTCGTTGCCGCCTCAATCAACGACATGGTCCGCGACTGCTTCATGCGACGTCCTTATCCATCGGCCAGCAGCTGAGCCGCGAGAGTTCTGAGCGCATGTGCGGCAACCAGCGGGACCACGCCGTTGCCACACAATCGAAGCCGGTCCACCCGGTAGGCCAGACCATCAGCGCCTCGACGAACAGCGGGTTCAAGGTCCGGGGCATATCGCAGGAATTCCCGCCAACCGTCGGCGTCGTCAGGACCTGGCGGCCAAGCAGATCCCATGGGTGGATGGCGACCGGCGCTCTGGCAGAGTGGGGTTGCTTAACCACCCATCTGCTGGAGGAAACAATGACCACTTTGAACGACCAGTTGCCTGAACCGACCGCCATCCGCGTCGATCTTGGCGCGATTTTCGTATCGATGGAACTCAGTCGATCGAGTTGGGTCGTCACCTCGCTGTTACCTGGTGGCGGTGAGAAGATGTCGCGCCATTCCGTGCCCGGTGGCGATGTCGTTGCACTGATGGCTCGGTTCTCTGCACTGCAGGAGAAGGCGCGCCGTCGCATGGGTCGTGAGTTTCCGATCATCGTCATTCAGGAGGCCGGTCTCGACGGGTTCTGGATCCACCGCGCGCTGGAGAAGGAAGGCATCGAGAGCCATGTCGTCGACCCGGCCTCGATCGCGACCTCCCGCCGACGCAGGCGGGCCAAGACCGACAAGCTCGACGGCGAAACCCTCGTGCGAACCCTGTTGGCTTTCAAGCGCGGGGAACCGCGCGTCTGCGCCATGGTCCATGCGCCGAACCCCGATGAGGAGGACCGGCGTCGCATCGGTCGCGAGCGCAAGGTCCTGACCGGCGAACGCATCGCTCATGTCAATCGCATCAAGGGGTTGCTCTTCGCGCAAGGCGTCACCGGCTATGAGCCCCTACACCGGGATCGCCGCGACCGGCTGGAGGAGCTGCGCACCGGCGACGGCCGTCCGTTACCTCGCCATATCAAAGCGCAGGTCCTGCGCGAACTTGATCGGCTCGAGCTTGTCATTGCGCAAGTCCGTGCGATCGAGGCCGAGCGAGATGCCATGCTGACACAGGATGGCGACGCGACTTGCGCCGATGCGGCGTCGATGTTGCTGAAACTCAAGGGTATCGGGGCGGAGGGAGCTGCTATCCTTTGTTCCGAATGTCTTTGGCGCCCATTCGACAACCGCCGGCAGGTCGCCGCCTATGCCGGGCTTGCGCCGACCCCGTGGCAGAGCGGGTCGGTCAGCCGCGAGCAGGGCGTTTCGAAAGCCGGCAATCCCCGGTTGCGCTCGACGATGATCCAGTTGTCATGGCTCTGGTTACAGCATCAGCCAAGGTCCGCGCTGGCCAGATGGTTCCAGGAGAGGGTTGCAAGGAACGGTGGGCGGCTGCGCAAGCCTGCAATCGTGGCGCTGGCCAGGAAGCTGCTGATTGCCCTCTGGAAATACGTCACGATGGGTGTCGTCATCGAGGGTGCTGTGATGCGCGCCGCGTGATGCCTCCGCACTGAACACACCGAAGAATTGGCCGGGGCCCGATCAGCCCCGACCGATCCGGGTGGACGGACCGATTAACGGGCTGGCCTGAAACGCCGACAAGCAGAATGGCTCCGTCTTCCCGAACCCGGCCCCGCCGCACGCGGGATATTGGTGCAGCCGCCAGTCCAGCGGCGACCGGATGTGAGGTTGACCGAGCCCGGAATGGGCCGTGTCGTGCAAACGGGTTCGGACCTGGAGTGAAATTTGGGAGCCTCGCGAATGACCGATTGAAACTCCTTGACCAAACTATTCCCATGTGAGGCCGTTCACGGGCGTGTTCGCCAGCGTCGTCGCGCCGTCCTTGCAATCGCGCTCCACTGAGAATTGAGCTACTTGACATCTTTTCGATCCATTCGTACCAGATTCGGTCGGAAAAGATGTGATGTGATAAGAGCGTCTGGAGGGGAGAGATGGCGATCGGAGTGGCAGTTCAGAGAGGCAGCACGGTTTACGTTTATGACAAAAATAATCGGGTCCTATTTACAAAAAATGGCGAACTTCATGGTTACACCTCTTCCACGGTTACAGTGAAAAAAGGCGGCACGCTTTATACTTACAACGAAAAAGGAAGCGTCATCTCCACGCACTCTGCCCGTTGAGAGCACTAAGACCTGCGCCGTGAAGAGGCTCGCCGCAACCTTGTAGCCCATGCCGACCAGTCTCCTCGCGACTTCGGGAAAGCCGAGGCGGAGATGATGGGCGACATTATCGAGGAAGACGAAGGGCGGCTCGACCTCGCCGACGATCCGCGCGACATGCGGCCAGAGGTGGCGCGGGTCGTCCGCACCCCGGCGTTTGCCCGCGACGGAGAACGGCTGGCACGGATAGCCCGCAGTGACGATGTCCACCGCATTGCGCCACGGGCGGCCGTCGAAGGTGGCAACGTCGTCCCAGACAGGCGCGCAATCCAGGGCCGCGTCCTCCATCCGCGCCACGAGGATGGCCGCAGCGTAGGCGTCCCGCTCGACGTAACCAACAGCGCGATATCCGGGGAGCGCGAGGTGCAGCCCGAGCTCGAGCCCGCCGGCGCCGGAGCAGAGCGAGAGGCCGAACAGGTCTCCGGCTCCGGCAGACAGGCCGGAGGAAGTGACCTGCCCCCCGCTGGTCCCTCATTCATAACGAGAGTCTGCGGGTTTGGGTTTGATAGTCTTCGGTTTCGGTTTGGGCAAGCGCGCCGGGCGCGGAGCCGTCGATTTGCTCAAGCGCTCGGCGCGCTTGCAGCGGCGTCCGGTTTCCGAGTGACGAGTGCGGCCTGATGGTGTTGTAGTCGTAGCGCCAAAGGGCCAGCTTCCGGCGGGCATCGTCCAGGGTGTCAAATATCTCCTCGTTCAGCAGCTCGTCGCGCAGGCTGCCGTTGAAAGACTCGATGTAGGCGTTCTGCTGCGGCTTTCCGGGGTCGATGTAATGCCACGGCACATCGTTCTG